AACATTAAGACGATTAGTTATAGGATTTGGAACAATCTTTAATAACATTGTTATTCAAAGAAAGAATAGCTCTGGTGCTGTTGTACAAAGTATAAAAGTTCCTTTAGCATATTCTCCTAAAGAAAAGTTTTTAGCAAGATTAGAACAACAATCAGACCTTTCAGATAGACAGGTTGCAGTTACTTTACCTCGTATGGGGTTTGAGATTGCTGGAATTAATTATGATTCTACTAGAAAATTAACTAGAGTCAAAAAATTTAGAGCAGTTAAAACATCTAATTCAACACATTTAGATTATAATTATGCACCTGTTCCTTATAATATAAGTTTCAATTTATATAGTTTTACCTCATCAGCTGAAGGTGGTCTACAGATTATAGAACAAATATTACCTTATTTTCAACCTGACTATACGGTTACGGTTAATATTATACCAGAATTGAATATAAAAAGAGATGTTCCAATTATTCTAAATAGTGTTAATTATGAAGATATTTACGATGGATCATTTGCAAATAGAAGAACGGTTAATTATACATTGAATTTTACTGCTAAAACATATCTATATGGACCAATACATACAGGTAGGGTTATTAAAGAAACTCAAGCTGATATGTACACGGATACAACTAGCACAGAAAAAAGAGAAGAAAGAATTATAGTGGTTCCAGACCCTACTACAGCAGACGCTGATGATGATTTCGGGTTTACTACTACTATTACTACTTTTGCAGACGCAAAAAATTATAACCCTTCAACTGATTCAGATGAATAAATAATATAAATATAAGAGAGAGAATTAAAATATGGCCTTATCAAAAATTAAAACAGGAAGTATAACTGATAGTGCGGTTACAACTGCTAAAATAGCAGATGGTACTATTGTTAATGCTGATGTAAGTTCAAGCACAACAATTGACGCTACTAAATTGGCGGTTACGGTTACCTATCCTACAATATCATCAATCAGTACAAGTTATATTGCTCCAGCAACAGCAACAAGTTTTAATATAACAGGATCAAATTTTGATACTGGAGTTCAGGTATGGGCTGAAAAGAGTGATGGTACTTTTATATCTGCTAATTCAATAACTCGTAATAATGAAACTTCACTAACGGTTAATTTTACTTTGGCTGCTGAAGGAGATTATTATTTAAGAATTGAAAGGTCTGATGGTTTATCTGTTCGTTCTAGTACAGCAATATTGGGAGTTAATAATGATCCAACTTGGACAACAAGTTCAGGTACATTAGGAAGTGTTGCAGGTGGCGGATCAATGAGTTTTAGTGCTTACGCTACAGAAACAGATTCAGGACCAATCACTTATGCTTTAGTATCTGGTTCTTTACCAGGAGGTGCTACTTTATCAACAAATAATAGTATTGCATATATTACTGGAACAGAAACAGGCTCTACAGCAGAAACAACATATACTTTTTCATTGGAAGCAACCGATGATGAAAGTCAAAAGGCAACTAGAGAATTTAGTATAACGGTAACACACGGTGCAAATAATAGTGGCCAATTTAATTAATATAAATATTATTTAATAGGAAAAATTTATGGCAAATACATATGTAGAGAGAACAATCGCAACTGGTTCTTCACCAACCAAATTAACCATATCTATGTGGATTAAAGGGATGGCTGATCCTGGTGCCGCAGTACAAAGAAGTTTCTTTGGTTTTAGAGATAATGGTGATACTGACCGTTTTTTTAATATCTATATGTCATCTAATGGAAGTTTATATGCGTATTGGAAAGATTCCTCTTTGGTATTTACTTTAGGAACTATGCAAAAATTTAGGGACCCTAATGCTTGGGGACATTTTGTTCTGGCAATGGATACAACGGATGCTACAGCTGCAGACCGAGTAAAAATGTATTGGAACGGAGAAAGAATTACAGCCCACGAAGATAGTTTAGATACAATAACTCAAAGCAAAGTAATGGATATTTTAGGTGATACTGATGGTAGAATTACCGTTGGTGCTGCTAAAACAGGTTCAACCTGGCATTATTGGGATGGCTGTATATCACAAGTTCAATATGTAGATGGTTTAGCTTTGGCACCAACAGAATTTGGTGCTGTGGATGCTACAACAGGAGAATGGAAAGTTGGTACTGCAAGTTATGCTACACCAGGAACCAATGGATTCCATTTGAAATTTGAAAATAGTGCCAACCTAGATTTAGATTCATCTTCTAATGCACATACTTTTACAACAAGTGGAACTTTAACTTCAACAGAGGATAGTCCAAGTAATAATTTTGCTATAATAAACCCAGTACAAGTTGAGGGTGGGGGTTCTCCTGCTTTAACATTTGCTAATGGAAATACAAAGGTAACAAGAAGTGGAAATTGGCGAGGACATATGAGTTCAATAGGTGTCAATAAAGGAAAATGGTATTGGGAAATTAAATGTACGGGAAATGTAGCTTTAGGTATTGGAAAATTTGGCGGAGATGTTGATAATTGGACTTATCTTGCAGGTGGTCAATCTTGGTTAGGAGATAAAAATGATGTTTGGATATTATATAATAATGCTTCTAGTCAAGTTAAATATACTGGTGGTTCTTCTGGTGGAAATTGGGGTACGGTAACTGGAGACGCTGAAATTGTAACCATTGCTTTTGACGCAGATAATGGAATAATTTGGACAGGTAATGGTGGTACTTGGCACGAATCTGCAACTGAAGCTGAAATAGAAGCAGGAACAACTACTAATGCTATGTATTCAGGAATAACAATAGGAAATGACCACTTTGGTTCAATAGGTGCAGTAGAGAATGGAAATTTAGAATATAATTTTGGTAACGGATACTTCGGAACAACAGCAGTGTCTAGTGCTGGGACAAATGCTTCAGGATTTGGAATTTTTGAGTATGATGTACCTGCAGGTTTCACAGCGCTCTGTACGAAAGGACTTAACGAATAATGGCTTATACAACAATAGATAAACATACAACTTATTTTAATTCAATTGCATATGCTGGAACAAGTTCAGGTGCTAAAGCGGTAACAGGTGTTGGACACCAACCAGATTTGATTTGGTTTAAACAAAGGGATGCTACAAGATCCTGGGTTATGATAAATTCTGTGCGTGGAGTGGGCAAGGCACTTGCTTCTGATGGTGAAGCAGCTGAACAAACAAATGCAAATTATTTAGCCAGTTTTGATTCTGATGGATTTACTACAGGCTCAACGCAAGATAATGGAACTAATACAAATGGTGGAACTTATGCAGCTTATTGTTGGAAGGCTGGAACGACATCAGGAATTGACGCAACAGGAGCAGATATAACTCCAACATCTTATTCTATGAATGCAACTTCCGGTATTTCAATTATTAACTATACAGGAAATGGAACTGATGGAGCTAAGATTGCTCACGGATTAGGAGCTATCCCTGAGCTGATGATAGTTAAACGATTATCAAATTCAAATTACTGGGCAGTTTTTCATAAAAGCGACGTAACAGATTATCTAGTATTCGGTACAACTGCTGCTTTCAGCGATGCTCCAATATGGAAAGATACTATGCCTACTTCAATCTATTATCAAACTGATAATTCTGGTTCGGTTAATGCAAGTGGAGACCAGATGACTGCTTGGTGTTTTAAATCTATACCTGGCTTTAGTAAGATTGGTTCTTATCTTGGGAATGGAAATGCAGATGGAAATTTTGTGTATACCGGCTTTAAGCCAGCTTTCATAATGATAAAATATGCTTCAGGTGGTGGTACAGGTCCTTGGAATATATACGATAATAAAAGCAAAGGTTACAATACGGAAAATGATTATGTTCAAGCTAATACAACAAGCTCTGAAAATTCTGATGGAAACCAACTAGATATTTTGTGTAATGGATTTAAATTCAGATCCAATGATGGTGATTCAAATACAAGTGGTGGTACATATATCTATTATGCAGTAGGCCAAACTTTAGTAGGTTCAAATAATATTCCAAATACGGTACATTAGGCTTTATAGTTTTTAATACATTATAAATAATATTATGAGTAAATTGGATGATAAATTAAATACGATTCTAGGTGTTCCTGCAACATCTTCAAATGAACCTGCAAAGGTTCCAGTTCCTAGAAAAGAAGATAAAAATAAGCAAGACATAGAAAACGATTACAAGTATAGTAGAGAAAACTACTATAACTTAATAGAGCGTGGTCAACAAGCAATACAAGGTATTTTAGATATTGCTGAGGCTGGTCAGCATCCAAGAGCATATGAGGTTGCAGGTAATATGATTAAACAGGTCGCTGACACCGTTGATAAATTACAAGACTTACAAGGTAAGTTAAAACTCTTAAAAGATGTTCCTAATAAAACTACAACAAATGTTAAAAATGCTTTGTTTGTAGGTTCATCTGCTGAACTCCATAAAATGCTTGCTAAAAATAAAAAAAGGTCTGACAAAGAAGATAAAGATTTTAAACAAGCTAAGACCGTATCGGAGCAATCACAGGACAATTTAGAACCAATCTATGATACCCCTACTACTAGTCCTATGTCGGACGAGTAATGAAAATCTATAAAGCAAGAAAAAATCATCCTTTAAAACAAGTCTTTCTTATAAGTAATTTAACTTATATAAGTAAGAGACCTTGGCCATCATTAATGAATGGTGAGGAGATGGAGGACCCAATAGAGGTTATTCAACATAGTATTAGTGATAAACCAAGGTTAGGTAATAATGGAACACCTTATAAAGAAAAAAAATATTCTATTAAAAAAGGTTCTAGTAGAATAAATGCGGCCGTACATAAAGGGTATGACGCAATAGAAGGAATAATAATTAATGCCTGAAAGAGAAGCATATTTAGGAAATCCTAATCTACAAAAAGCAAATGTAGAAAGAGAATATACAAAAGCAGAGATTGTTGAGATACAAAAATGTATGGACAATCCTGTATATTTTATTGAGCATTATTTAAAAATTGTTTCTATTGATGAAGGTCTAGTGCCTTTTCATATGTATGGTTTTCAAAAAGAAATGGTGGATACATTCCACAATAACAGATTTACAATTTGCAAATTACCTAGACAATCAGGAAAGTCAACCGTTATCATTGCATATCTATTGCATTATGTAATATTTAATCCCAATGTTAATGTGGCTATACTTGCTAACAAATCATCAACAGCAAGAGATTTATTACAAAGATTACAATTATCTTATGAGAATTTACCTAAATGGTTACAACAAGGTGTATTAAATTGGAACAAAGGTTCTTTAGAATTAGAGAACAATAGTAAAATACTCGCAGCTGCCACATCTTCAAGTGCAATTCGGGGCGGATCATATAATATTATTTTCCTAGACGAGTTTGCTTTCATACCTGCTAATATTGCTGAACAATTTTTTAGTTCAGTTTATCCTACAATTTCTTCTGGTAAATCTTCTAAAGTAATTATGGTATCAACACCACACGGAATGAATATGTTTTATAAAATGTGGAATGATTCAATACATAAAAGAAATGATTATAAACCAATTGAAGTACATTGGAGTGAAGTACCAGGTAGAGATGATAAATGGAGAGAACAAACAATAAGAAATACTTCCGAGGCACAATTTGCTTCCGAGTTTGAATGTGAGTTTGTAGGTTCAATTGATACATTAATCAATCCTTCAAAACTTAAAACAATGTCGCATTTTACTCCTAAAACTTCTAATGCAGGATTAGATGTTTATGAAAATCCTGTTAAAGGTAGAGAATATATTATGACGGTTGATGTTGCCAGAGGTTCAATAAAAGATTATTCAGCCTTTGTTGTATTTGATGTTTCAAGTATGCCTTATAAGATAGTAGCAAAATTTAGAGATAATGAAATCAAACCATTATTGTTTCCACATACAATAGAGAAGGTTGCCAAAGCATATAATATGGCTAATGTTTGTGTTGAGGTAAATGATGTAGGTCATCAAGTAGCAGACGCATTACAATTTGAATTAGAATATACAAATCTTTTAATGTGTCAAATGAAAGGCCGTGCAGGTCAAATATTGGGTGCAGGATTTTCAAAAAGAGGAACTCAAATGGGAGTTCGTATGACAAAACAAGTAAAAAGAATAGGGTGTGCTAACTTAAAGACTTTAGTAGAGAGTGATAAAATGCCTATACAAGATTTCAATATAATAGAAGAATTATCAACCTTTATAAGAAAAGGACAATCATTTCAAGCTGAAGAAGGTGCAAATGATGATTTAGTTATGTGTTTAGTTATCTTTGCGTGGTTGTCAAATCAAAGATACTTTAAAGAATTAACAGACCAAGATGTCAGAGCAAGACTATATGAAGAACAAAAGAATGCAATAGAACAAGATATGGCACCATTTGGGTTCAAAAATGATGGACTTGAAGAAGATACAATTATAGATGATAAAGGAGAGGTCTGGCATCCCGTAGATATACGCAAAGGTCTAGGATAAGAATTTGATAAATAGAAGTAGAGATAATTGATACTTATTAGCTAATAAGGAAAAATAGGAGAACATATATATGGCATTTCAAGTTTCACCAGGCGTTCTCGTTAAGGAAAAGGATTTAACAAATGTAATCCCATCGGTTGCTACCTCTATAGGTGGTATCGCAGGGCAATTCAAACAAGGTCCAGTAGATGAAGTTGTTTCAATTTCGTCTGAAAAGGATTTGGTTGAACAATTTGGAAAACCTGATTCGAATACTTTTGAATACTTTTTTACTGCTGCTAGTTTCTTAGCATATAGTAATAGTTTAAAAGTTGTACGAGCAACAAATACAGGTTTGCTGAATGCTACGGCAAACGAAAGTGGTCTTTTAATTAAGAACACTACTGACTACCAAGACAACTATGCTGACGGTTCAGGCTCCGTAGGAGAATGGGCTGCTAGAACAGGCGGTGCTTGGGGTAATAATATTAAAGTATCTGTATGTCCTTCCTCAACGGTTTACGAAGAAATCGACAAGACAACGGTTTCAGATGGCTCAATTGCTGTCGGAGACACAGGAGTTACTTTATCAAGTGGCGCTGGTTTTAATGTTGGTGACATCATAAGCTTTGGAGAAGATGGCGGATATGAATATAGAGTCCTTACGGTTGCAGGTGCTGACATCACTTTTTGCAGACACGACGGAAGTAACCAAGGCGGACTACACACAGCCATTGCTAACGGAGTAAATGTTAGACGAAGATGGCAACATTATGATTTAGTTGCAGCTGCTCCAGGAACATCAAGTTATGTTTCTGATAGAGGCGGAAGCAATGATGAAATGCACATTGTAGTAATTGACGAAGATGGAGACATCTCTGGCAAAGCTGGAGAGATTTTAGAAGTTTATGATTCAGTATCAAAAGCTTCTGACGCAAAAACTCCTCAAGGAGATGACAATTACTATGTTAATGTGGTATATAATAAATCAGAATATATCTATTGGATGGATCATTATTCAGCAGGTACAAATTGGGGTTCAGCTGCTCTGAACACTACATACACGGCGGTAACTACTTTGTTATCAAATAGTTTAAGTGGTGGTGCAGATGGTTCAGCAGTTTCAACTGCTCAATTAAAAACTGCTTATGAAAAAATGCAAGACGCAGAAACGGTTGATGTTAATTTATTAATCGCTGGTAAAGGGGATGCTACTCACATAGATAACCTAATTACTATTGCAGAAAACAGAAAAGACGCTGTTGTTTTTGCTAGTCCAGAAAGAAGCGATGTTGTTAATGTTGCTAACTCAAATACACAAACGACTAATGTAAAAGGATTCTTTGACGGAATTCGTTCATCTAGTTATGTTGTTTTTGATAGTGGATACAAATATACTTATGACAAGTATAATGATGTATTCCGTTGGGTACCGTTAAACGGAGACATTGCTGGTTTGGCTGCAAGAACAGATTTAACAAACGACTCTTGGTTCTCACCTGCTGGTTTCAGTAGAGGAGTTATTAGAGGCGCTGTTAAACTTGCGTACAATCCAATTAAAACTGAAAGAGATACATTATACAAAGCTAGAGTTAATCCGGTTACTACTTTCCCAGGTCAAGGAACGATCCTGTTTGGAGACAAAACTGGTTTATCTAACCCTAGTGCATTTGACAGAATTAATGTTAGACGATTATTCATTACTTTAGAGAAGGCAATATCAACTGCTTCTAAATTCCAATTGTTTGAGTTCAATGATGAATTTACAAGAGCGCAATTTAGAAATATGGTAGAACCTTTTTTAAGAGATGTACAAGGTCGTAGAGGTATTACAGATTTCATAGTAGTATGTGATGAAACTAATAACCCTGGCGATGTTGTTGATAGAAATGAGTTCCGTGCTGACATATTCGTTAAACCAAATCGTTCTATTAATTTTATAACCCTACAATTCGTAGCAACTCGTACAGGTGTTGCCTTTGAAGAAGTAGTGGGAGCGTAAGGAGATAAACAATGCCAAATATAAATGACTTTAAAAGTAAGTTAAGAGGCGGCGGCGCTCGTGCTAATCAATTCAGAGTCGTAATGCCTTTTCCAGGTTTTGCAAGTCTTGGTGGTGAAACAGAAACTATGAGTTTCTTATGTACCACAGCTGCTCTTCCAGGAATGAACGTTGAACCTGTTGCAATTCCATTTAGAGGTCGTCAATTATATGTTGCTGGAGACAGAACATTTGAACCTTGGACGACTACTATTTTGAATGATACAGATTTCAAAATTAGAAATGCCTACGAAAGATGGTTAAATGGTATCAATAATATGTCAGATAACGAAGGATTAGTTAATCCTGCTGATTATCAAGTTGACGCATTTATTGACCAATTAGACCGTAACGGAAATGTGATTAAATCATATACTTTCAGAGGAATGTTCCCAGCGTCAATAGATGATATTGCGTTAGGATATGGAACTAACAATGAGGTAGAAAGTTTTACTGCTACTCATAGGTACCAATACTTTGAAACAAATACAACTACTTAATATCATCATAAATAATTAAGTAGAATTGGAGAAATAAATTATGGCAGAACTATTTGGATTTAAGATTGAGCGACTAAAATCGCCT